TTCTCCTACTTGTGACTTAGAGAATAATCCAACAACGTTTAGTAATTGTGCCAAATATAATGTGACGAATTCTCCTATATACGACATAGAACATCCAACCAGAGATTACACATTCTCTATCTATAGAGAAGATGTTTTACTGCAATTTATATGACATCGACATTAGATGCTGTTAATGCACATATTGTATAAAAGACGATTTTGTAAATAAATTAACAAGAACTGAACACTGTAAAGCGCCGAAATGAACACATAAGACAACTTCATTTTTTTCGTAACAAATGCCCACATAATAGTTCCTAACACAATCACGAAAAACACAATTGCTAAAACGGACAAAATGTAGAAGTAAACGCAGTACTTTGAACTGATAGGTCCGACAATGTTATTTAAAGAATTCGAAACTACATTGCCTTTTTCAGCGGATTCCTTAGATGGGGCGGAAAGAGAAACTGGTATAGTGCTCATTTTAAATATATAATGGTATAACATTTTGTGTTTTGGATAAATGGGACAAAACCTGAACATATTATCTGGGACAATGCTGCATCTTTTTGGGGTAAAAGCACATAAATATATGGGCAAATAGTATATATTTTCGAGGACTATAATACAATATTATATATGGAAAGCAATACGTTATGGCGAATAATCAATAAGAATTTCGAAGAAAATCCTCAATATCTAGTTGCGCACCATATTGAGTCATACAATGACTTTTTCCATAAAGATATTTTCGAAGTATTTAAAAACCGTAATCCGATTCAGATTGTATCCGCATTTGACGAAAAGATAGGCGACTACAAACATAAATGCAATCTATACATCGGAGGAAAAAACGGACGACGTATTTATTTCGGCAAACCGATGATACACGATGCTGACCGCGGTGCACATTATATGTACCCGAACGAAGCACGTCTACGAAATATGACATATGGAATGACAATTCATTATGATGTGGAAGTCGAATTTATTGATATTCTGTCTCCCGGAGAAGCGCCTTACGTGGTCGGACCGGAATTTCTAAGCGAAGAAGAAATCGCTAAATTAGGCGAAATAGTAGGTGGTTCACCATTGAACGAAAACGACATTGATTATTCCGCCGATTTTGAAAAAGAAGCAAATGAGAATCAGATAAATTACAAACTCGATGGCGGTGAATATATTCTGCGACAATTAGAACAGGAATCATTGTCTGGTGGAGCAAAAAAGAAAGAACCGGCACTTGAAGGGGAACCAACAACAGGGAAAACCGTAAATAAGAAACGCCGCGAGAAGAAACCCGTCCAATTAACAACCGCGATGGCAGCCGCTACAAAAGAAGCACAAGCGCGGTCCGTGAATGGAACAATTCAACGCCGACACATATTGCTAAAGAAACTCTATTTAGGAAAAATCCCAATTATGGTGCGGTCGGATTTTTGTATATTGAATGGATTATCGAGGGAGATATGCCATTCCTTTGGAGAATGTCGTAATGACCCCGGCGGATATTTCATCATTAATGGCAAAGAGAAGACGATATCCGTTCAGGAGAAGTTCGGGGACAATATGCTGTATATTCGTAAAGGTCGTGTTTCCCCACATGGCGACGATGAAATGGTCGACGATTATCTGGTTTCCGCCGAAATCCGATCAGTCAGTGAAAATGTGGCAAAACCGAAACGTACTATGTCGGTGAAGCTGATGGCACCTACGAAAAAGTACACCAACCGCAATATTATGGTAGTTATACCGAACGTGCGGTCTCCCGTTCCGCTGTTCATCGTTTTTCGCGCATTGGGTATCCTCTCCGACAAAGACATTATCTCCATGTGCGTTCTCGATTTAGACAAGTACGATTTTATGCTGGATTTATTCGAACCTTCTGTTCACGACGCAGGACCGATTATGCAACAACATATGGCGTTAAAATACATCGGCGAATTGACAAAATTCCATAATGAGAAGTATGCACTCGAGATATTAACGGACTATTTATTGCCGCACGTTGGAGAGACGAACTATATGGAAAAAGCATATTATCTGGGGTATATGGTATTCCGTCTTCTCTGTTCATCGATTGGATTAGAACCACCTACCGACCGCGACAACTTGAAATACAAGCGACTGGAACCATTCGGGTCATTATTCAACGACTTGTTTCAAGAGTACTATACAATGCAGCAAAAGCACATATTCCAAGAATTCGACCGACGCATTTACTTCAATGCCGCTACATATGAACACGATTTGCCGTCTCTCATATTTTCGAATTACCGCGAGATATTCGCAGAGAGGATAGTCGACCAAGGTATCAAGAAGGCGTTCAAGGGTAGTTGGGGCGCACAAACACACACAAAGCGCGTCGGAATCGTGCAGGATTTAAATCGTTTATCGTTCAATTCCGCATTATGCCATTTGCGGAAAATCAATCTTCCTCTCGATTCTAGTTCGAAAGTAGTTGGTCCGCGTATTCTGCATAATTCGCATTGGGGATATTTCGATTTTATAGACACGCCGGATGGTGCGAATATTGGTCTACATAAAACATTTGCAATGACCGCTTATATGACACGCGGATACTCGCGCGAACATATCATCAAGTGGATGACGGAGAAAGTCGATTTGCGTCCAATAACGAATTTCACGCCAATCGTCCTCTCAACTATGACAAAAGTATTTGTCAATGGTCATTGGGCAGGTATGGTGGAAACTCCATTCGAATGCGTCAGTAAGATGCGTCTATATCGCCGCAATGGACTCATTCCTCTCCATACAAGTATTGCATTTAATATTCGTAACAATGCAGTGGAAGTATATACAGACGCTGGGCGATTCACGCGTCCGATATTCTATAAAGACGATATTAGTGGAAAATGGGGGTTCACTTTATCGAAAACGATTACCAACAAACTGGAAAAAGGCGATTTTACGTGGGAAGAATTGGTTACGGGATTTAACTTTAAACGAGAGGATATGCGGTCGAAATACGACATAAATGATGTAGTCATTCGCGATGTATCGGAATTGTATTCCGGCGTAGACGATAAAACCGAGTTGACGCAATTAGATGCATTTCTAAAGTACAAATCCATTATTGAATACATCGACCCGAATGAGACCGAGCACTCATTGATTGCACAGAACTGGAAAGACTGGGAGAACAATGCGGATAAGCACGGCAGATATACGCATATGGAAATCCACCATTCCTTTTTATTTGGAATAATGTGCAACCAGTCTATTTTTGCGGAAACCAATCCCGCGGCACGTGTCAGTTTCTCGTGTAGTCAGAGCAGACAAGCGTGTTCGGTCTACCATTCGAACTTTCAATGCAGAATGGACAAAACATCGATTGTATTGAATTACGGACAGACTCCGCTTCTCAAAACACGTCTTCTTCAGCATATAGATCGAGAGGAGCATCCATATGGAGAAAATGTGATAGTCGCAATTATGTGCTATACTGGTTATAACGTAGAAGACGCCATCTTGGTGAACGAAGGGTCGATTAAGCGCGGTCTCTTCAACACTACGTACTATACGGTTTATTCGGAACACGAAGAGAGGAAGAAGGAACAGTCGCAAATGGGTGGCAGCGACAGTTTGCTGGTGGACAAACGATTCACAAACATAGAAGCAGAACCGAGCGTGATTGGATTGAAACCCGGTCACGACTATAGCAAATTAGATGCGAATGGTTTAATACGAGAAAATACGCCGGTAGATGATAAGACCATCATCATCGGGTATACTTCCAATAATGTGTTGAAACCGGGTGTCCGTGTAGACGGTTCGAAGACGACGAAGAAAGGACAACTCGGTATTGTGGATAAAGCATTTATTACGGAAGGCGAGGAAGGCGAGAGGATAGCAAAAGTACGTATTCGAGAAGTGCGTATACCGAATTTAGGTGATAAAATGGCATCGCGTGCGGGTCAAAAAGGCGTTGTCGGACTCGTTATTCCGGAAAGAGATATGCCGTTTACGAAAGACGGATTGAAACCGGATTTAATTATTAATCCACACGCACTTCCTACGCGTCAAACCATTGGGCATTTAGTAGAATGTCTAATTGGCAAAGTATGTACAATGTATGGCGGATTCAGCGATTGTACTGCATTTAATAATGAAGGGTCTAAAGCTGCGTTATATGGACGGTTATTGCCAGATGTCGGGTTTCATAGCAGTGGTCACGATATTCTGTATAACGGAATGACTGGCGAGCAGATAGAAACGGAGATATTCATCGGTCCAAATTACTATATGCGGTTGAAACACATGGTGAAGGATAAAATCAATTACCGTGCACTCGGTCCCAGAACCGCATTGACGAAACAACCGGTTTCGGGAAGAGCAAATGACGGTGGATTACGAATTGGCGAGATGGAACGTGATGCAGTGATTGGGCACGGAATCAGCGAATTTTTGAGAGAAAGTATGATGGAACGAGGGGACGAATACCAGATGGTGGTTTGTAATACAACCGGGACATTGGCAATATACAATCGGGCGCGTGATCTGTTTATGAGTCCAATGGCGGATGGTCCTCTCCACTTCTTCCGCAGCGAAACTGGCAAAGGATACGCATTAGACACAATGACAAAGTATGGACGCCGGTTTAGTGTAGTTTCAGTGCCATATTCGTTGAAATTATTGATGCAAGAATTAGCAGCAATCAATATTCAGTTACGTATCATAACAGAAGATAATCTGCATCAAATCGATTCCATGGCGTTTTCTGACAATATTAAACGGTTGACCTTGAATAAGGACATGACACCGGAATTGCTGGTAAACGAAATGAAACGAGCGATTACCGGAGAAGGCAAAAAAGAGAATAAACGAGAGGAAACAATGGAGGAAATGCCGCGTAGAAGAATACTAGAACAGGAGAAACGACAAGAAGAAACACCTTACGCTGACGTTTCTCCTGCATATGAACCCGGTTCTCCCGCATACCAACCCGGTTCTCCTGCATATGAACCCGGTTCTCCCGCATATGCACCCGGTTCGCCTGCATACCAACCACAATCACCTGCCGATTATGTTCCGGGTTCGCCCGCATATGCACCCGGTTCTCCCGCATATGAACCCCAGTCTCCTCCCGATTATAGACCGGGTTCGCCCGCATACCAACCACAGTCTCCTCCTGATTATGTTCCGGGTTCTCCGTCGGATTATAGACCGTACACACCTTTGAAAACTGGAGGTGAACCTTCCGTAAATGATTTTGATTTAGGAGAACAAGTTTATTTTACAAGGTCCGCCGATTTAGGTTTAATGTCAAATCATCCCTGGTCAATAGCGAAAAAAGGCGGCAGATTATTGACACTCACTACTGACAAAAATACATTATATGGAGGAGGCGCAAACTTAACTAAATCGGATTTAGTGCAAATTGCAAAAGCAGACGAATTGGTAAAGGTGGATACATTCTCACAGTGGGAAGAGCAACGGGCGGGTGCTAGACAAAGGATGATGGAAAATCAACAGTTCATGGCAAATGCAAATGCGAATACGAATCTGCCACCGCAACAGATTCCACAAATCAATATTAAAATGGTAGGTGGTAATGACTTCTCGAAAACAGATGAGGTGGGAGGCGGGGCGTCCACTCCAGAAATATCAATGTCGGGTGGAGGACAAGATAATGCATTTAATCAGTTGGTGATTCCAAGTGCTGCGAAACAAGAAGAACCCAAGTCGAGTGCGAAGGCACCTGAGAAGACGATTATGAGCGGACTCGCGGATTTTGGTAGTTTAGTGATTAACAAGATTATGTAAAAAAATTGAATCGGAATGTCTCTATGTTTATGAAAGAACATAAACATAGATTTATAGTATATTTACTCAATATCACAAGTCAAATATGGCATCAAATAACCGCGTCCAGACCTTTTACAATTCGCGTCTCAACTTATTGGAGATATTGAAAACCATCGGGTACAATATTGACTCATATGCAGGATTTAGCGTAAATGAGATCGACGAGCGTATGAAGACAATGCAACTTGATATGGAAATAAAGAACCCGAAAGGAGAAAAGGTATATGTGAAGTACTTGTGTGACAGCAAAACGCCTATGAAGATGCTGAATACAAAAGTCCTCGACCAAATAATCGAGGACTTATTTATCAATACATCTACTTTAGAGAAAAAAGACACACTCATTTTGGTGATTGATGGAGAACCGAATGATTCCATGCTCGACCGGTTCAAGTATTTACACGACCACGACGGATATTTCGTTGTCTGTCATAACATAATGCGTCTGCAATTTAATATTTTAAAACACGAAAAAGTGCCAAAAACGGAAGTGGCGACGGAGCAGGATGTCCGCGACATAATGACAAAGTACAACATGACAAGTCGAGAACAGTTTCCGGAGGTGTCTAGGTTCGACCCGGTGTCTTTAGCACTCTGTTTAAAACCGGGTCAAATATGCAAAATCTATCGTCCAACCCCTACAGCAGGTATCTCTATGTTTTATCGTGTTTGTGTGTAGAGAGGATGTTCATCTCGAGTGTTTTCGTAATATATACTGTTTTTATTGAATTCTAAATGGCAGACCAAAGCAAACCGTTGACATATTCAGCAAATGATTGGTTCTATTTGAAACCGGACTGTGGTGGCAAGAACCCACCAGCTGAATGCAATAAAAATCGAACCGCTGTGAATGACTTGCGGTTGTCCACCGACAATATGGGGTCCGCATTCGCAAAATATAACGACGCAAAAGTATTGTATAATCGTGAATTGCTTTTCACAGTGAATATTTTATTCGGACTTGCACTAATATGTTACTACATATATGTGAACAAATCCTCTTTACCGAATATTTCAAATGCAGTAACGCAAATAAGCGCAGCGAGTAGTAAATTAAAAAGCACGGTTTCGACTTCAGTAGCAAATAATTTATCGATGCGTCCCCCGAAGTGAATCTAATCTGATATTAATTTATAATTACTATCTTATGCCGTGTGATATAAACGATTTAATAAAAAATGACCCAGCGTTACAAGAGAGATTGAACAATTGGAAATCGACCAAATGTACCCCAGGCAAAACTGGTTGTATAACCGATCCAGAATTTGCGTGTTATGCGAATTCGATGTTAAATTCGAAAAGACAAGAACTAGACACATCTTTACAGGCAATTCATCAACCCTATAATTCCACATCAGCATCATTTGATGCTAATTATAATGCGACTATGTTAACGTGCGTAGTATGGGCGATGCTAGGAACTACCGTTCTGTATTACGCATTCACAAAAATATAAAAATAGTATATGTTTAGACATATGACAGAATACTATAATTTATATGGAAACAAAGGTTTAGCTGGGGTACCAGTCGAACCTTTCACTGGCGACTTCACGAATGATAAACCAGCACTAAGTAGTATGTCAGAGGCAATAAGTTCAACTGACAATTTGTATGAAACAAGAAAAGGAATGATTGCCGATGCGAATGCGGATTTTTCGAGTAAGGTAAATAACCCAAACGGACACGGATATATAGCACCTTTACCAGAAGTTAAAAACAAGGATGCATTGCAAATATTACAACAAGAACAGTCGATTTTATCGATTGGTGCTATAGCGGGGGTTTCTTTAATTGTGTTTGGTATTTTAATCAGTTCATCGACAAAATAATATTTATCGTATTGGGACAATTCCGGAGAGAGGCACGAACGTCGGAATTGGATGATTAATACGAAGTGCCGGAGAAACGACCATAGAATCCGTTTCGTAAGTAGAATGCTTATTTTACATTATTCCTACAAAACGTCTAAAGAGTGTTGTAGGAATAATCATCCAATTCCGGAGAGAGGAACGAGCGTAGGAATATTGTCCCATATTTTTACTAAAATGTGTAAAGAACCATACCGTATACGGTAAATAGATAATCATATAGAAATATATAATATAGAAAAAAACTAGTATGCCATATACAGCAACGCAGTTTTATGAGGATGAATTAAACCGTCTTAACGCCAAAAACGAGAATGCAAAGTCAATACTGAACTCGCAAGACCGTCTAGCAAAATTAAACGATAGTTATCGCAAACGGTACGCAAAATATGTTGAAATACTTGTTGTATTGATAATCGCATATACGTTACGTTTAGGGATTGTATTATTACGTAAATACTTCCCAGCAATACCTCTATTAGTAGTTGATATTGTCACTACCTTATTGATATTTGCAGTGTCTTATTATTTATTTAACGTTTCTTGGGAACTGAGAACACGAAGCAATATAAACTACGACGAAATCGAATTACCTTCATACGATTCAAGCGGAGTAAATGTTTCTGACATAGATGAAAAAGGTAGAGTATCTGGATCCGGCAATTCACTTGATACATGTATAGGAGAACAATGTTGTCCTGGCAATTTCGATAATACAGAACAAATTTGTAAGATACCAGCGGCAACTACACAAACCCCTGCACAAACAACTACACCACAACTTGCTAACTTTACGACACTCGATCATGTAGCAAACGATTTGCCATTTAATAGTCCAGAGCTAAAGAGGGAATCCACTATGAACGTAAAACCATCCGAACACACGACGTCTCTAAATTACAGTAAAGTGTAATGCCCAAGCAACTATCCTTTATACGAATATCGATAGACAATATATATTGCAATGGCGAATGCGATTAATTATCAGACAGAATCTATAAAAAACAAGAAACACCAAACGGATGAAACTGCAATGACTTATGCAGAAAATGCGCGATACCAAATGGAAATGTACAACTCAGTAAAATTCGTAAATAAGATATTTATCAGTTTATACATAATTCTTTTCATATTTATCCATGTTATGTTTGTTATACAATATTTTGGAGGGGTAAAACGTAATCCGACTACGGATTTATTTTGGTTATTGGTATTCTTTTTTTATCCATATTTAATCTACTACATTGAGCGTACCATCTATTTTGGTATTACGTATCTATTATCTCTCATATACGGACAAACATATGTATATAAATTCGACAAACTACTATTGTTCGGCGAGTATTATGCAGAACCAGTTATGCAGGGACATTAACATCTGGACTCCCGCAGGGAATACAGACATTAATGTCCCGACATATGAATATCATACATATGATGATTTGAATCCACATTATTTATTATACAAATCGTCCCCCAATCCATCAACACCATATTTTCGTCGATCGCTTCTGTGCAAAACATAATCCGTTTCTTCGTATCAACCGAATACATATATAATGGGTTATTTGCAATATCTTCTGTCGTAGCATTCTTCTTGATTCTACCTACAATCGAATACTCTTTATTTGCATAAATAAAATTCGCAACAAATACATGGAATTGTTGGTTGAGAAGACGAAAACATTCTTGTACCGCGTCTTTTAGTTCCTCTCGTTTGTCGGGCGAATGACAACCGTGTTTCTCAATTAGGTCTATGTCTTTATACAACCATTCGCGTTTATGGATAATAGAGAGGAGCAAATAGAATAAGCATTCGCTATCTGTATTTCCTTTCCGTTGTGACCAATATTCAGGAAGAGTGTTTGCCTCAAACCATTGCAAATGTTTAGACTGATGAGCATCTTCAATACGACCGTTATGCAAGAACACGTGGTTCTTATAATAGAACGGATGCGTATTTTCATGCCGCGCACTTAATCGGTTGTTCAGTACAGATTTAGGAACATTCGATATATTTGCATTTCGAATATGACCAATAATGAGAGGATACGCAGCAAATTCAATTACTTTCGAAGTCATATCCCGGTCATTCTGCGGCGATAAATATGTTTTAGTTATCTGCCATCTCTTCGTAGTCGGATTTAATATTGCTAAACCATATCCATCGAGTGCGACTGGTGCAGTATTCGAATGCATTAAAAAATGTGTTATTTTCGTTTTTGCATAAGGTTGATTTAATAAGTATAATATGCGGCACATAAAGTATAATATTCTTACCGGAAGAAATAAAATTGATTATTTTACTTCTTTCATTACCTTTTTTTATTGGATCGTGTTGTCTCCATATACATCATCATCATCAATCATTCCGTTCATATCAGAATCATATGAGATTCGTGCTCCAATCCACACCTTGCCTAGTTTCTTGAATTTCTTGTCCATTTCTGCATGGACATCCTTTGCGTTTGGTCCGCCTTTTCGTCCATAAGCATTTTCATACCAGGATTTGAATTCGGCGTTCAGTTCCGTCTTGGCAATAGAACCCGATACATCCGCCACAATCCTGTCTGCAATGAATTCGGCAATGCAATCTTGACTACGGCGATAAGCATCTCTGGCAGAAATGACATCGGCACACGTAGGAACCTTTCCTTGATTCGTATAAGCAATATCCACCAACATAGACGCAAACACCTCTTTCCAATGTTCCATACGCTGGGATATTTTGCGGTCAATCAAGAATTGATATGGGTTTTCCGGGTCATTATCTACCGGGTCGTCAGTGAACCTGGATTTGAAGTTGACTACACGCACCCGACGCCAAATACCGTGGTCATTGCCTTCGATTTCCGGCAAATAGTTCGTACAAATAACTAGATTGAATTGCGGCAAGAATCGGACCATTTTACCGGAATACAGAGCACGTCCTTGTAGTTCGTCTTCTCCACTCGAGAATTCCTTTATAACACCTTCATTCAATCGTTCGCCCTTCTGTGGTTCCTGTGCTACTGCCATACGAGTCCCTTTGAGCTCCATGATTTCTGGTGTCGCCGAACCAACCTTACCTCTCCTGTCCGTCAACATATTGACAGGTATAGTACCTTTATATTCGCCTAAAACCAAATCCATCAGTTTTATTAAAACGGATTTGCCGTTTTGACCGCCTCCAATATAGATATGGAATGCCTGTAGCTCGCGTATCAACCCAGTCATTGTCGCCGCAAGATGTCTCCACATATACGCACACAATTCGCCGTCTGGGTCGGGAAACAGCTTCTGCATAAAGTCATTGATTTCGTCGATAATCTGCTTATGTGCGATAGGGTCAATCGGAACATAGTTAATATTCGTGCATTTTGTCAGGTAATCGTCTGGAGCACCTCGGCGGAATATATTATCGCGGGTAGGTGACCGGAAATCGATGACACCGTTCTTGAAGCAAATCAAGTATTCATTGGAATCGAGTTTCTTCTCGAAATCGGGGTCGTGAAAGATATGCCGCGCTTCTGTCATAATATTGTTGATATCGCTCGTCGACCCTAGACGCTCACAAACCTTACGCAGTTTATCGCAGAACTTCTTCAGTTTTTTCTGTTTGCGTGAAGAATCGTCCTCATCGTCGGGAAGTCCTTCTCTCAAAGCAAAATATTCCATCAGTTTTTTGGTGTAGAGGGCCCGTAGTTTTTCAGAAATGGCGATTCTTAATCCGACACCCGCATCGATTTGCAACCAACGCGGTTCGATAAACTGATACCATTTATTGCTTTTGATATCGACGCAAACATAGTCATCACCAAACAAGGAATACAAAACCCGCGCCAAATCCACATCCGTCGTTCCTTTCTTATCTATCGCCACCTTTGGATCGGGGTCCATCTCCTCATATCCTCCTAAAGCAAGATTCAATACCGCCTCTGCACACCGGGTTTTCACCGCATAGAATTGTTTCGGAGCATCCGCTTTACACCAATACGCAATCGCTTTTGCCGAAACACCGTTTTCTCGCCATTGGAAAGTATCCCATTTCTGTTTATGGGCATCAATTTCTAAGAAACTGAATGATTCCGACTTTGCACTAAATGCCATCCAAACTACGAAGAAATCCGGCGAGGTGTGTTTCAATGCCATACCAACACGTACCCACTCAGTATACGGTTCATACCGCTCTTTCGTCAATTCCATTGTTAACCAAATCACTTCAACCAAATCCAATCTATTTTGCTGTAAAAGTTCATCCACCAATTCTTGCAATAAAGAATTCAGTTCATCTCTATTTTGTAATAATAATGCTTCAGTTGTAAATCTACTTGTTTCCATTCTGTTCGTTCGAATATTTATATTTGATTCTGCTCCCCGAATAGAACGGCGTACAGATGATTCAATTTTTTCTAATTCGCGTATAGTCTGACTGCGATATGTGAAAACAGGATGCGTTTTGCATCTAGCAGACAATTCGTGTATAAGAATTTGCCAATTCGGCGACCAATCACTGTCATTGCTCGTTCTCAAGTCGTAACTCGGTTGTCCATCGGTAGGGTCATAAGTTACAGTATATATTTGCGTCAATTTATATGGTTCACAACCGGGTTTCGTCGACCCATACATTTGCCAATGTGTACCACCGTCACTAATACCCTTATCCAATACTTTGTCCCAATCACACGTAATCGGAAGGTCGGACAAAACGTCTTTTAACTTCACTATCATTCTCGACCGCAACATTTTTTGCATTTCACGTTCCGACGAAATTCCAATAATGATATGTATGCCGTCTTTCGTCTCATTCTTCTCCTCCACACGGTTTATATCGGTCTTTTCTAAAACATATATCTTGTACGTGGAAAGCTCGTCCAATTCATATATACGAGAAATCTCCTCTATATACGCTTCCACCAAAAGAGCAACGTGGTCTTTCGTATATTGACGACTCACCACTTCATAAGGGAACCGAAAATCAAGGTCCACTAATATCGGTCCATTGTTCGGCAACTGCGCCTCCGTCAAATACTCCACAACGCCAGATTGTTCAATACTCGGCAATATAATCTGTTTGCAATACCGGTTTAATAATCCAGTATAATCCAACTCTGGAACACAATACACACCACCACGAACACGTTTTATTGGGTCGCTATCTTTACTAGCAATTCTATAATTCGTAACTTTATCATTTGTATCTTTTTCGGTTCTTCTAAATCGGTTAATATAGACGAATTCTGTTTCTGACATTGTATTTTAATGATAATGGTGTGACTTCGAACCCGGTTGTATAATAATGACCCGTATATTTAACTCGTTTCGGTAAAAATATTATGCTATACCCACGTACGGCGCCGATTTTTTAGATAAAAATCGGATTTTTTATACAAGAACCATCCCCGGGTATCCATAAAAAATTGATTGATAAAATGGGAATAAACAAATGGAGATATAAAGTATAAGAACCTTCTATATTATAACCAATACTAAATCGACAGAATGAAATTTTGCGCAAATTGCAATAATAAATTATATACTAGTTTGAATAGTGACAATTCGGATATGTTGGTATATTACTGCCGAAATTGTCATTACGTAGAGGATAATATTGGAGAGGAGGGTGTTGTGGTGTTGAATACCCAACTGAAGAAGGGCGAACAGCGATTTAACCATATCATTAACCGTTATACGAAACTAGACCCTACTCTTCCGCGTATTTACAATATGCGGTGTCCAAATACGGCGTGCAAAACAAATATAGACAAGACAGACCGTCCAGAGATTATATACATGCGGTATGACGAAGATAATATGAAGTATCTGTATCTATGTTCAACTTGCGACCACATTTGGAAAACGGACGACAGAAGGTAATGTGACAATTCCGGAGAGAGAAACGAGCTGTATGATGAATGCCGGAGAAAAGGAGGTTTGTAGGAATAATCTGACAATTCCGGAAACGAATAAAATTGAACCATTTGTTTTTATTGTGTCTAATCGATTTAGAAACAATACTTTGCTATTATATAATTTTAAACCTGTTTACTATGTCGGATATTGAAGATAATGATTATGCTTCCGAATCGGAGTCTGAAACGGAAATGGATAGAAGAAAAACCCGCAAACAAGTGAAATCTGCCATCGGTAAACCAAAAACGACAGTCTTATCGGATAATGAAGACGAGGAGTCTGATGTAGCAGCGTCCGATTCAGACGAAGATGTATCAATCGCAGACAGCAAAGACGATTCAGATATAGATGATATGGACCCCGAAGAAATGGATGAAAATGCCATATTCGCGGATGTAGTGAAATCAAAAAACGCAGAAGACGACGAATTTCAGTTCGGGTTTAATTCGGAAGACGAAGATGATTCAGATTTAGACGAAGACGAAGACGGCGCACGTTATTTACAGAAACTCGACGAATCGGTAAAAGAACAAACGATTGCAAATCATCATCCAGAATTAATCATACATAATTACGATGAGGTAGAAGTGCTTACTACCGTTGTTCGCAATGAACACGGGATTATTGTAGACCCACTGCATCGCACATTGCCATTTCTAAGTAAATACGAGCGTACTCGAATCCTAGGTGAGAGAGCAAAACAAATCAACGACGGAGCACGCCCATTTGTTACTATGGACCCTTCCGTGATTGATGGATACCTGATTGCATTGAAAGAATTAGAAGAACGCAAATTGCCATTTATAATACGGCGTCCTCTTAGCAACGGCGGCAGCGAATATTGGAAACTGAAAGACCTGGAGTTCATTATTTAATGAAGGGTCTAATACGGTACGTAAAAACTCGAAAATAACAGAATTGATTCGTAAAATACATAAACCATTTTTAACTACATATATTAGATGTTGCAAAACAAACAACAATGCATTATTTTACTCTTCCACAATCACCAATAAATACATATAAACATATAAAAATCGACGCGCGTAAATCATTACCTCCCATTTTTTTGTCGCAAAGTCTTTGCAGTTATATCAATGATATAAAGGAAAAAATATCTACGAGAGAGCGCGACTGGGACGTTTATAAAAAATATACCAATCCGTACGAATATATACATTCGATTGTTCCACAGAAGAAGAAATCCATATCAAAATACAAACCGATATCAAGGTCGTATTTCAAAATGATGGAAATGATATCGGAATTCAAACTCGATCAAGTCGAAACGGGCGACACGATGAGCACGTTTCATCTAGCAGAAGGACCAGGTGGTTTTATAGAGGCAATCTGCAATAAACGGAACAATCCGGCAGACGATTATACTGGTATGACTATCATAATTGACGCCATGGATGACAATATCCCGGCGTGGCATAAAACCAGTCATTATCTATCAACTCACCCGAATATTAATATAGAGTGTGGTTGTGATGGGACTGGTGACCTCTTACATATGGAAAACTTCGAATATTGTGTCAAAAAATACGGGTCATCAATGCATTTAATAACTGCGGATGGCGGGTTTGATTTTTCGAAAGATTTCAATCGCCAAGAAATAAGCATAACAAATCTCCTTTGGGGGCAAGTATGTTATGCGGTTTGTCTACAGAAGAAAGGCGGCAATTTTATTTTGAAGATTTTCGATATTTTTTACGAGCATACTGTCCATATTCTGTATGTATTATCCGCATTCTATGAAAATGTCCATTTATGCAAACTGAAGACGAGTCGTGTCGGCAATTCGGAAAAGTATATTGTCTGTAAGGGTTTCCGGTTTCCGTTATATTACGAATTCTATTCTGCTATTCGCGAATCATTTGCGAGTATTTGTAGACCTACAAACACGGTAGATGTACGATGTTTATCCACACTCGACGTTTTCGCAAAAGAATGTACCTTTGAGAATGCAGTGGATGATGTACACGTATGGAAGATATTGGATCATGAAATACCTAGACACTTCACCAAATACATAGAGGATATAAACGCCACGTTCGGACAACAGCAAATCGAAAATATACATTTCACATTGTCTCTCATCGACAAACACCCCAAACAAGACCGTATTGACCAACTCGTAAAACAGAATATAGCAAAGTGTATAAATTGGTGTATAGAGTATTCCATTCCATACAACAATTTTTCCGTAACAAATATTTTTGATTCGACGCTACCTATGAAACAATCTACTGCAGAGAATCATTCAATTACTAAGTGACGATGACCCGGAGAAAAAAGGGATTGACGCGAATCCATTGGGACAATTCCGGAGAGAGGATGTAACGGAGGAATTGGACGATTATCCGGTAGTACTCGAAGCACATTTGCCCACTAATCTTCCCGCACCGACGCGTCTCATAATACCAGTATATTTGTCAATAACTGGTGTTTGTTTTATAGGATAACCCAACTTATCCTTGATTGTATACGTCGAACTTTTTACCCCATATGCCATTGCGTTGCCGACATTTATGCCGAGTTTTTTCGAATATTCGAGACCATTTCTAGAGATTGTCTCGTATTTCACACGTTGAGTCATATCGCTACTCGAAACGCCCCCTTGAGTAGCAAACCGGTTATTGCTTGGTTTATAATGCATAATCGAGTAAGAAGGAAATATTTTATTCGGTAAATTCGAAAGTGCACCATACGCAGAACCGTTCGATGTTATATTGGCGGATGAATTCGTTGCTACATTCGGATAAAATCCGGCGCTAAATCCGATTATATTCTGGAACCCGGTGTTTGGAATAGAGTAAACGGGCACAACATTCACACTTGGTCTTGTCCAAGTAGCATCTAGTGGTGTATAATAACCACTTGTTGCAGGAACACTCGCAGAAGAAAATGTCTGTATTTCAACGCAATTATTTGTGTTATTATATACAATCTTCATCAAATATGCGAGACTATGTGTATTTGCGTAAATGAAATAATGCGTCTTTTGGTACATGACCGTTTCAAACGCACGATTCAAATCATTCACATCATAATAACCCGGTGGAATAGTAACGGTATGCCGTTTTGTAGTCGAGGAGAAATCACCCGCCACACCACTCGCGTCAATCCAGTAGTAGTAAAACACATTCGAACCTTCTACAATCTGTACTTTTGGACAGTGAGATATACCATTCGGGGAATATATTTCTTTCGATCGTAGAGGGTCGGTTATAATCGACGCACTATTGTAACGAACGTGTCTATACTGATTCTGCGAAAATGTCTTGCTACGACTGACTAAATATTGATTCGTATTCGTAAAATACTTTAATTCCGACCTCGCAGGGTCATAAACACGTTTTATAATACCACTGCTACGACAACGTCTTCTAGCGTTTGTTTCAGCGCAATTGTACGAATTTGCCGCACCAGTTTTGCTACATCCATTGGTTTCGTTTAAATTGCCCACCGACGGCGTTTCTATTATGTTTCGCTGACCTATTAAATCTGTCTGCGTTTTACTGGTAATTATACTTCCACCTGGATAATTCAATTCGTCGATACTGCTGGATATACGCGAATGCTTACACGTATTGGAAGGAACCGACGGTATATTTACCGCAATCTCACGACGATATATCTTGAGAGGCAGTGGACGAAAAAGATTGCTATTTGATACGGTAGTATTCGAAACGAGGTTCTTTTGAAGAGAACTTGTTACCTGACTAATAGTACGACCTTTCCAAGATATATTTGCACGTTGATTATGATTTAATAGTGCGGACATTTATATTATACCATAATATTATATTCATTATTATCCTCTCGTTATAACGCATAAAGGATATATGACGAAATCGATACCAAATTATATACTATTTTTATTTGGTGTGGTATCTTTGATACTGTTCTATATAATTGCAGTGTGGATGTTGGATACTTTTCTCGCGAGTAGTGCCAATAATGGGACAACAAAAGAAGGACTCAGCGGTAGTAGCGATCAATATACCTACTATCCAAACAAATCAGACCCAAACCTATTATTTACATTCAGAATTAACGATTTAGCAATTGATTTGTCCTCTGCTTGTGCATTTATAAAATTAGATAGTCAATTGAAAAATGTCAAATCCGCCCAACAAACACCGTCGCCCTCTACACCAGATAACACGACAATGACTCCATCTCCCTATTCCGAACAGGATGATACCAAACCGGTAAAAGAATCGCTAGTTACAAATTCGCCAGTTACAAATTCGGACAGTGAATATACTTTGCCATATTCACAACTATCCATATATCAGATGTATATAGAGAATACCGGATACAGCAAAAATACGAATGACAATATATACAAGAAGATGGACGATGTTTATGGCACATTATTCGACTCTTCTTATATCAATAAATTGTCCGACTCAAATATAGAAAAACTATGGAATTCGAACAAATCAATAACCATAGATGATGCAATATATAACGGAGTCTATTATTTTGCCGTGCAACCGTATATAAATACGCGAAAATGTGCATATTCCGACAATGAAACGACCGGTCTATCCTCTTATTTTTTAAAGCAGATTATTCAAAACAAAACGCGTCCTAGTATTCTCCTCTCTCTTAAGAATGCATATTATGCTATCATAAAACCGCGCTTCTTAATGAACAAATTATCCACTATTTATTGGAAAAATGCAGCATCTCTTACAAATAGCGACAAAGGAACCGTTAATAGTGTGTTGTATGTATTAAATACTTGCGGTGAATTAGGACAGACAAATACATTAGATAAAGATTTGTCTGCGAACAACGTAGCAAATATTATGAAAGATAGTTCATTTACAAAAGACTCTTTGCGAATTTATCAGATTATGAGTGTCGGGTTTGAATTGTATCGTTTTGTAGCGTATTTCGAGAAGAATGGCGCATCTACGTCCGGTAAAGGAACCGCAGCAATAACAACTACATATACCAACTTTATATCCGGGCATCCTGAATACTTGAATCGAATAAACCAAGTTAAAATACAAAGTCCTCTCGCATTTCTTATGACAAACCCGCCGAACAACAGAGAGTGTCCAATTGTTGACAAGCTCTCTCCTTTCATGACGACGGTAGAATCTTAATGTCCAACCTCAAAATATGGAAAAATGTAAAGATAATAAAGATAGTATGCTATTTTCGAATAGACCAAAAAATGGAAATATCCGTACCATTGAATAACGTGAATACGCAGAATATCTATTTTTCGGAAAAAAAGAAAAACGTAGTTGTAGATGGAGATTTTATTAAAATACTCTATTCAACGTCTGGATTTGAGATGAACGGACTGTATATATTACTCGGAATTGAAACACAGAAAGACCCGGTTAGTTCGAATTGGATGCAAATGCATGTTCGGAATACACAATTAACATCAAAAAGAGTAATCACATTTGACCCATACTCTGAAACGAATTTAAAATTAATCAACAAGTTATGCGAGATTGAACACGATATAATTGAGAGGTATATTTTGAATAAATGCAAATCAAAATATCCGTCGTATATATTAAAACCGAATTTATTATGCGGTACTATTAAATATCATTCAGAACACAAAGAAATTAAACCAAGAACAATTTATCCGGTCCACAAAACGGGAACCTGGGGAGACAAACATATAACAGAGCGACTCATATTGAAGATATCGGGTATATGGGAAACGAATACAAATGTTGGTATCACCATGAAATTTATTCTTTTGCAAGATTGTTACTAACGTCCAGACATTAAAAGTGCATTCGCATAACTGGTTTACGGCGAATCAATGGCGGTTTAAATGGCGCGGGTCCATTTCGCAAATCATAGTCTGTGCGTTTTTGTAAATTTTCGTTCACTGTTGTATTAAAATTCAATACATCAATGAATCCTGTATTGTTATCTACGGTATAGTCTAAATCTGTGATAGACGAAATACCTTCTGATGTATTTTTTAAAAACCTGTCATATTCTTCACTGTTTACCTCTCGAATAAGCGAATCTGTTAATTGAATTATCTTAGGGTCTCGTATCTTATAAAATTCACTGCGGTCGATCTTTATATCAAGTTTATTTGCACGCATCTGCAATAAATTATCTTCGAACCCCCATGCCCAAAAATTCGGAAATCCATTTAATCTTTCAAAATCACCTCCCTTTATCGATACAATTCCACCCAAAGTATAATCGAATCCATAAAAATGCTTTATATTACCGGGTTGTGTATCATAGTTCAATTCAACGCCACTCGATGGCATTGTATCGATGTCATTAAATACGAGTGTAATATTGCGATAATCCAATGGATACATCTTCTTTATTACTAAAAACCCGATATTCTTCATTGCACCACGATTAAAACTACGGTTGTCTTTTTGATGCACATATAGTATTTTATATGGACGCCATTTTTCAAGTGCTGATTTCATTGTACTTGAAAAAATCTTATAGTGCGCTTCTCTATCACGGTATGGCACAATGAATACAAGCTTTGGAATCGCGTTTGCTGGTTCTGGTTCCGAGATTTTAATTGTGATATTTTCCACTGGTATAGAAGGGTTTTCATTTAGCATTTCTGGTTCGTCGTCGTTGTATACATTTTCTAATAAAACTTCCGGTTCAGACTCTGGTAGGTATTCTTGTTCATCGATACCGTCATTGTTGGGACAATTACTAAGTGTTAACGAAGTAATTGGATGATTCTCCGTAGAAACAACCGTAGGGAGTTTCGTAGATAGAATCGAAAATTCGGTTAAATCGTCGATTTCGCTCATTATATATAAAGCAAGGAATTTAATGGTATATCCGTTCTATTTACTAAATCGTGTTGAATATATTATGCCAATTGTCCCATTATGCCTACAAAACACCTTTCTCCGGCATCATCATCCAATTCCTACGCCTCTCTCCGGAATTGTCCCAAAACAAGTAAAAAGAAGAAAAAAAGTACGTTTCTGTTTACAACCGGAATATATATATTCAACAATATAACCCATTGTGACAATTCCTACGTTCGTTACATCCTCTCTTCGGAATTGACCCAAAACTCATTTTGGGACATTAGCAGAATATTTCATCCGTATCATCTTCGGTATTAATTGGTCCACATTTTCCTGCATCTTCATAAAACATTTGTTGATTGTCACTTCACTCACACCGCAAACACGTCGAACATCGGT